AGGCCGTCGCATTGCTTGACCGCGGCTGGGGCAAAGCCGCCCAGGTCGTCGTCGGACCCGACGGCGGAGCGCTTGCCATGACGATCCAGGTAGTTACAGGCGTAACCAGGGACGACGAGCCGCAAACGATCGAGGCAGAGACTGAGGAAATCGGGCACTATCAGATCGATGGGACGTGCTAAGTGGCACTGCATTTCATGCCCCGCGAAGAGACCACCACGGCGCCGAAGCCTGACGGCAGGAGGATCGATCTCGGTTATCGTCCACGCGCGCAGTTCCTGCCATTCCATCGACGCAAACAACGCTGGGCCTGCATCGTCGCACATCGTCGCGCAGGCAAGAGCGTCGCATGCGTGATGGATCTAATCGATGCAGCGCTGCGCACGAAGAAACAGGATGCGCGGTTCTCCTACGTCGGCCCGACATACCAGCAGGCAAAAGCGACGATCTGGATGTATCTGAAGCGGTTTACCGCGGGGATACCCAACATCGAGCAGCGCGAATCCGATCTCATGGTCGTGCTGCCGAACGGCGCACACGTCCGACTGTTCGGTGCTGACAATTTCGAGCGGTTGCGTGGCGCTTACAACGACGGCCTCGTGGTTGATGAATACGGCGACATCGATCCGCGTGCGTGGCCAGAGGTCTTGCGTCCATCGCTCGCCGACCGCGAGGGATGGGCGGTGTTCATCGGAACACCAAAAGGTCGTAATGACTTCTTCAGACTTTACCAGAATGCACAGCACGATCCTGCGTGGTTCTCGCTGATGCTGCGAGCGGATGTCTCAGGCATCCTGCCTCAGTCCGAACTGGACGACATGCGCGGCATGATGACCGCTGAGCAATATTCACAAGAGCTGCTCTGTAGCTTCGACGCCGCCATCCTCGGTGCCTACTACGGCCGCGACCTGGCCGACGCAGAAGCCGCCGGGCGCATCGCCAGCGTGCCGTATGATCCCGCAATTCCAGTGCATACCGCGTGGGACATGGGAATTGGTGACAGTATGGTCATCTTCTTCTTCCAGATCTCGGGGAAGGAGCTGCACGTCATCGATCACTACGAGGCGAATGGATACGGGTTAGCGCACTACGCTGCGGTGCTCGCCTCGAAGCCATACCAGTATGGGCGGGACTACCTCCCGCATGATGCGATGGCTCGGGAAATGGGCACAGGCCGGTCTCGGTTCGAGACTCTCAGGGGACTGATAAACCGGCATCCCTACCTCGTCCCGCAGCTCAGTGTGATGGATGGCATCAATGCCGGGCGTCTGACGCTCGCACAGGCGTGGATCGACAAGGATAAATGCCACGATGGGTTGGAGGCCCTTAGAGCTTATCGAGCCGACTTCGATGAGAAGGCTAAGGTGTTCAACAATCGACCAAAACACGATTGGTCAAGCCATTCGGCGGACGCTTGGCGCTATATGTCGCTTGCGTGGCGTGAGATAGCGCCGCCTCCGCCTCCACCTCCGCCGCGCGATTCCTGGGATCTCGCGTTCGCCCGTGCTGGTCGGGAAGAAGTTGACGCCTGGAGAATTGCTTAGGATCAGCGTATAATAGCGAGGCCCGGCGCTGCGCTAACAGCGGGACGGGCCTCTGACCAACCGAGTGAGTGAGCACCCGAGATGGCTGTGCCGTATGTGCCCTACGATGGGCCGATTGTCACCAAGGCTGAGGCGCACACCGCCGACCTGCCTCGCTACTTCACCGGCAGGCCATGTAAGCGCGGCCATGTCAGTGAGCGGTTCACGTCAAACCTAACATGCGCGAGATGCTGTGTTGAGCAGCACGACGAACGACGCGATCGCATCAATGATCTGGGTCGCCAGCGCCGAGCGAATGATCCTGAGAAATACCGCGCAAAGGACAAGACTGAACGTCTGGCCAATCCGGACGGGCGTAAGGCGAGCGCACTTAAGTGGCGCGGCGCTAATTTGCAGCGTTCACAGGCGACAGCACGGGCCTGGAAACAAAGGAACGCCGCGAGGGTTGCTGCTTATGTGATGGCCTACTACGCGAAGACAGCAGACGCGCGACGCACCCACGCTGCCGTCTATCGAGCGGCAAACCTGGCGATGATCAAGGCGAAGAAGCTCGCTAAATACGCTGCTGATGGTGAGGCTGACCGCGCATACAGTCGGGCTTGGTATGCAGCTAATGCCGAGACTTTCAAGGCGAAGCACAGAGCTTGGATGAAGGCTAATCCAGGGAAGAGCCGTGAATACGAGACGCGGCGGCGGGCGTTGAAGGTAAATGCCGAGGGCGATCACACGACTGCCGATGTTATTCGGATAGGCGGAGCGCAAGGCTGGAAATGTCATTGGTGTGGAAAGCCGACGCGTCAAAAGTATCACGTCGACCACATTATCCCGCTGTCGAAGGGCGGAGGTAACGGACCCGGCAACCTCGCGATCGCATGCGTTGGCTGCAATCAGAGTAAGTGGGCGTCCGATCCAATTGTATTTGCAAGGCGTCTCGGACTGCTCGTTTAGGAGGATAGCCTGATCCTGCGGCGCAAGCGTCGGGCGAGGCGGCGCAGGCGCATCGCGCTGCCGCCGGTGCTGGACCAGGCGGCGGTCGGGCCATCAGCGCGATACGTGCGCCATCTGCGCCAGTCGATGCGGGCGTGGGACGCGATGCCGGAGGAGTTCCGCCGGTTCTGCGCCGACTACCCGCGGACGGCGGCGGCGCAGCAGCTGGCGGAGGTGCTCGACGCATGCGACGGCGATGTCGACCAGGCGAAACGCCTGTTGCGCCAGCTGCTACCATGTGGGTGATCGAGCTATGCGAAGGGCGGGGCTGCTGGTGCTGGTCTCGCTCGCGTCGTGCGGTGGCGCCATCGGTGACGGCATTCCGCCCTGCAATGCGTGGATATTCCTCTCGGGGACGGCTGACCTGACGCTCGATTGCACGCCCAAGGTGGCCAAAGAGCCAGCGCCGAAGCCACCGCCTGTGAAGCCGGCGAGAAAGTGAGCTAAGATAGCTGCATGCTAGGCCCTATTACATACGACGATCTGGCCACGGGCGGCGTCGGCTGGTTCGTCCTGGCGATTGCTTACTGGCTGGCGCTGCTGGTCGGCGCCGTTGGCCTGTTCGGCCTGGTGGAGGCGGTTTTCACGAGGCTGGTGCGATGAGCAAGAAGTCCAAGAAGCCCGTGAATTGGCAGAAAGTGCTCGTCGCCGCCGATGATCTGATCGAGACACTGTCGACTGATCGACAGATGCTTGAGGATCTGGACGTGATCGGCGGGGAAGAGAATGACCGTCTGCTGCTGTGGTTGAGGCAGCTTCACGCCGTAGCGAAGCTGAAGGTGGCGCGATGACCGCCGCCAGCCCCGCGCCGGATGCGGTTGAGTGACGATACAACCTACGGTTATGGTCCGCAAAGGACATTTAGCGGACGGTATTTCTGACGGTCCGCTGTGGACTCTGCTGGCGGGCTATCCTGCTTACCACGCCTTTGTCGGAGTGCCTTAATCGCCTGTCACATTCCCGGAAAGCCGCCGCTGGAGCGCCGTCAGGCCGCGCGGTGGGGCCACGTCTGGGCGGAGGCGCAGCACGAACGCGATGGCCTCCTCCGCCGCCGCCAGGCGCGCCGTGATCCGCTCACGGTGGCGGGCCTGCTTCTCGGCGTTGGTGAGGGGGCGGGAGCCTAGCAGCATCTTGCGGGCCATCAGGGCGTCACCTGGACACGCAGCGGCTGCTGGAACTGCAGCACCATGGCGACGGCTTTCGGGGTCTCCCAGCGGGCCTGTCGGGTCTTGAGCAGCAGATCAGCCCTCATCGCGGCGAGCCTCAGTTCGTCTTCGCTCAGATCGCTCATCGGGCAGCCTCAGAGGGTGCTGGCACCTCCTCCACGATCAGCTTCGGCGGCGGCTGGTTGTTCCAGGATGGGCCGATGTCCGTCACGCCAATGCGGACGCCGGCTGGCAGCTCCTCCACCACGATCGTGGTGCCCAGGACTTGGTTCGTGATGCGATAGGTCATCGTGTGTTCCTCGGTTTCGATGACCAGACCATAACCGGGTTACGTGACCAATGCAATATCGGTTACGGCACTAAAGGGTTACCCCTGACGGCCGAGATCCCGCCCGGGTGAGGCCAGACGATGGCGCCTCGGTGCCGTAGCGAACGTCGGCGCCGGGTGACCATCCAGGAGAACGCATGACCGTCCGTATCCTCCGCGGTGACTGCCTGGACGTGCTGCGCTCGCTGCCGGCCGACAGCGTGCATTGCTGTGTTTCGTCGCCGCCGTATTACGGCCTACGGGACTATGGCGTGGCCGGGCAGATCGGGCTGGAGGCAAGCCCCGCGGATTACATCGCGCAGCTGGTCGAGGTGTTCCGGCTGGTCCGCCGCGTGCTCCGACCGGACGGCACCGTTTGGTGCAATCTCGGCGACAGCTACAACGCCAATCAGGGCAACGGATGGACGCCAACGCGCGGTCATAACGGGCACGCCTCGCCCAAGGTGTTCAGCGGCCTGGCGCCGAAGCAACTGCTGATGATGCCCGCGC